GGTCCCCCCATCCATAGGCGGTATCCCATTGTGCAGTCTGTGTGCCCGTGATGCTGTAGGCTACATGCACTCCGAAGATTGGATCTGCCTCTACGATGTACCCTGATGCCACTGCCGTCCCGTTCCATACCCCCTGCGTCACGGTTCCGACAATGGCGATGTTGGTGCCCGTCACAGAGTCCGTGTAGTTGCTGCTTGCCACACCCGCTGCTGCGTCCCCCGCATCAGAGTACGCCCTGTCTGCTGCGCTGTGCGAGTCGTCTTGCAAGTCGGAGTACACCCTGTCTGCTGCGCTGGTAAGAGCAAGGGCGGTGCCCGTGGTGTAATCATTTGTTGCGTGGTCGCCCCATCCGAAAGCGGTATCGCCACTTGTCCCTTGAGCCGCTGTAGCGAAGGCGGTAGCGAGATTCGTAGCCGCCGCAACAATGTTTGTCACCTCCTCAAGCGTGGCCCACGGATCATTCGTGAAAGAAAGCGTCGCAAAATCTACCGGGCTGAGTGTCGGCATCAATGTCGTATTGGGAGTAAACCCAGGCGTCTCAAGCATACCGAGAGAGAGCTGGAGTCTGTAGAAGGGCATCGTACCCTCCAGCACCCGCACCCAGCCATTGTAACGACTGTACCCTGCATCGTTGGTCGGCGACCATGTGATGTGAATAGCGGCACCAACATTGCTACCCGTGATCGAATACCAGTTCGTCATGCTGGGAGTTTGGTACAGGTAATCAATCGTAGCGGTACTCAAATCCTGCGAAGGCGATAGCGTAAACGCAAACTCACGCGTCTCACCTTGGGGGATCCGATAATGAAGCGTAGAAACGTCACTAGGATTTAAGGTCTCGCTGTTGGTCGTCACGCCCCAGGCACCGGCCGAGCTGGCAAACAACATCGCCATCAAGAATATAAGTGACCGCTTCATTACGTTGTCACATAAAACACGTTGCCCGTTTCAGCCGTTTGGGATACGAGTCGAATCTCCTGCGTGGCACGGTAGCCGTCGATCCGATAGGTCGAGTCATATGGCGCGGCCAGGGTCAGCAAGCGGCCTGTATCCTTCACGGCCGTCTCACCGTTGAACGCCAGGAACACCGGATGACCGGCTATGAGCTGCAATTCAACCGACTGTCTCGAATCGTCCGCCGCCAGTAGTTGCGCATCTGTCGCTGTCGAAGCTACTAATCCGGTAGTCATAATTATCCCCATTCCTTTCCGAGTGCGTCCACCATTGCATCCTGTTCGGCAATGCGTTTCTGTTGTTGCCGCCAGGCCAGTGATCCGACAGGAATCTCAGGCTCTTCGGGCTCGCGATTCTCTTGCCGCTCTTCCATCCCGAGGCAGGCCAGTGCATCGGCAACACACTCGTCACCGTGCGCGGTCCTGGCCCCGGAGGGATCCTGCGAGTTTGCAGAAGCCGAGTGCTCGATCGAGCCGTCAGGCTTCCGGATAAATTGCAGGCATTCATTCATGCCCGTTTCCGAACGGTTGATGTAGCGATGATTGCCGAGGGCGTCGCGGTAGTCCTCGAACACGGCCGTCTTGGCCTGCGGGTTGAGGAAGTAGCCGGGCTCATCGGTGATCTGGCGGCCGATCTTCTTCTCGTTGCGGCGATAGTAGATGTTCCCGTAGCCGTGCTTAACGACGCGATCGGTGAAGTTCTTGCCGGTCGGGCCGCTGGCGTCCCACACCATAAAGGCATTGTTGGCCCATTTCGCCATCGCCATAGTCAATTCGGCAAAGGGGTTGGGGAGAGAGTGAGAATCTCGCCAGACGCCCACCTTCTCCCCGGTTTCCTTATCCACCACACAGGACACGGAATTGCTAGCACCGGTACCGGCTGATACATCGGAGCCAATTACGAACTTTCGATCACGGGGAAGCCGACCGTTACCATCGAGGGTGACCCAGAGTGAGAGTCGACCATCCTTGTGTTCATTGAACCGTTTTATTTCTAATGTGACGGGATCATACTCCAGGTCGCCCACCAGCAGCACCGGTCGGCAATACTTCTTCCGCAGAGCCTCGATCGACTCAGCATCGAAAAATTGGTAATCGCTTCCGAGGAAGTCGATGTCGAGCTCTTGGGCAATCTCGGCAAGACTCACGCAACGGTTACACTGCAGGTCATACCAGGGGGAGCGCAGCTTGCCGTCCTTCACGAAGGGATAGTCGTCGGGGAACATGACTTGTCGCGGCACAGCCTCGCCCTTGTCGATCACGTCCACCATGCCGCGGTGGTCGTCCTTGAGCATGACCTCACCGGTACCTGCATCGGTTTCGTACATGCCGACACTCTTGAGAGGGTGCCGCGACCAGTGCAGTCGGATGATTCGGGCGGCCGTTTTCGTGCAAACCTCGTAAAAGGCGTTCTGACCGCGCGGCGTAGAGTTGAAAAGGCGGCAGTTGGTCACGTCGCGAGTACCACGGAGCACAGCATAGCCGTCGTCGACAGGAAAGGCGCCAAACTCGTCGATGAACAGCGCCGTGCGTCGATCACCAACCCCGACGTTGCCCGTCGTAGACTCGCCATCAATCACGGAGCCATTATCGGCGTTCGTTAGATGAAGCGCCTTGCGATGCGGGTCCTTCGGCCCCATCCACCGGCCCTCGGGCAGCAACCAGTGAGGCTGATACTGGTGCAAGAAGTCGATTTTCCAGAAGAGCGACCCGGGAAACCCCTTTTTGTCGACCAAATCCTCTTTGCGGGACACCATGAGAAACGAGAGGTAGTCACGAAAATGCCAGCACCACTCGATTGCGGTCAAACCCATCCAGCTCGCACCCATGTCGCGGGATTTGGGCGTTGCGGCGTCCTGGCCCTTGTTGACGCAATCCAGAAGCTCCAAAACGGCCTCGTTCTGGAATTCATACGTGACGAAAGGCGTCAGTGGATAACCGCTGATCGAGTCTTTCGGCGAGTAGGTGTTGCAAAACGTGTTGATGTAAAAAAGCGGGTCCTCAGAGCATAACGTCCGCATCTGCGCGGCGGCGCTGGCATCCTGGCCGGCCAGTGTCATCATCTCGATACGGTAATTGACGTTGACGTAGTGATCCTTGGGCACGTACTCGTCGTAATGCCTCGTCGTGAACGATCCGAGAGTCAAGGCTGTGGCGGCGATAATGGCCATCATGCTGACACCCCAAAGTCGCGGATCCGCGCGGCCAGGAAGTCGCTGTACTCCGCCATACATCGAACTTGACCACGCATCAGTAGCCGCTGCACCGCGCCAGCCTTCTCGAACGGCGTCCGGTCAGCAATGAACAGGCGCAGCTTGCCTAGCCGGTCGTCAACCTCGGCCTTCTCCGTGACGACGCGTTTCTGCCAGTCGGTCATGCCTCAGCCCCCCATAACCGGCGGCGGTATTCGTATTGGCGGTTCTGGGCCTCCCTGCCCGGATCATCCGATACTGAACTCCACTCAGTCCACGGACCCTCAAGCCCGATAGAGCCCGTCAGAACGCGGGACCGATACTGCACAGCATGGTTCCGATCGCAACGCTCCCACTCATCGACGGGCGGAATCGACTCAACAGAGACCGGAATCGGCTCAACAGACGCCTTAACCGACTCAACAGAGCCCTCGCCGATAGCACGGATCTTGCAAAGGAACTCAATCGTAGGAGTCCCGTCGATCGGACCGTCGTCGCTCGGGTCGACGAGCTGTGCCTTGCTCGGGATCAACCTGGCACGAGGCCCTTTCAGAAACTCAAGCATGTAGGCCGGACTCAAACGGCAGACATGCACTTCCAGCCAGGCACCAGAGCTCGGGCAGTCGGAAAGGTCCGTGCCCGGCGCAATGTGATTGTAGATCCACCGAATGTTCGAGGCCTCACTGGCCTCTTTTTCGGCAATCTCCGGCGGCACCGGCGGAATTCTCGCTATGAGCTCGGAAAACACGTCGCCACCGAGGGAAACAGGGACAACGGCGATCGGTTCGAGGGGAGGCGGATCAGGGAGAGGCTCGACGGCAGCAGGGACACCATCCGGCAAGTGCGCCTCAAGAGCCCCCTTTCCAGCTTCAGCAGGCGTGAGACCGAGTGAGCGTAGATGCTCGCGCTCCGCTATGAAGTCGTCCCAGCGCCCTAAACGCTTGAGCTCGTCTTTGTCCTCTGGAGTAACTGCCATGCGCAAGGCCTACCAAAACCAAGAGGGGGATGCAAGCGCAAATATGTATATTTTTTCGGAACTCATTACAGGGCAAGTGGGGGGGGTTACGCTAACGACACGTAGGGAGATGCGCCCGAAACGTGTGTGCGGTAGGCGGGAGGTAGCTTTACAGCACAGGGGAGCGAGGGGCGGGGGCGTGGTTCGGATCCTGGTCGGTCGAGGGTGGTCGTTTCCTTTTTTGGTCCTGCCTGCCTGCCTGGCCGCGCCCTGGCCCTGCCTGCCTGCCTCTCGATGTGCTAGCAGGCCAGCACCACTCCAATGGAAGGGTCGATCATGTCTCAAAAGAGGATATGGGGTGTGTCCCAAGGGTGCGCTTGGGTAACAAACTCCAATGAACTCGACCCTCGCGCATGCGGTGGGTGTTGACTACCGATCTAGCCCCGCCCCACTCCCTCCACACTCCCCTCTATTCTGTCGGTATAGTGTCGTAGTAGTCATACTCTGTCTGATGTTGTCACAACCTGTCATGCTAGCACCAAGGGCAGGATGGGTATTCCCCCTGATTCTCCCCTGATCCTGCCTGGGTGTTCCGCATGACAGCATGACAGATTTCGACAAACTCCGACAAAATCCAGTGTCGGAAAGTGTCGGGTGGTGTCGGTGGTTGTCGGGTGGTG